TTATCCAGCAATCGCTTTCCGATTCTCTTTTTGGGGATATTTACGGAACAGACTCCACCATTTCAATTTCAATACGCCAAACAGTGCTTCCCCGAAGATAGAGGAGTTCATCTTGGAAGTGCCTAATACACGATTGATAAAAATAATGGGGACTTCCACGATTTTATAACCACACTTATATGCCGTAAACTTCATTTCTATCTGGAACGCATATCCTTTGAAATGGATACGATCCAAATCGATCGTCTCAAGCACCTCACGACGATAGCATTTGAAACCGGCTGTCGTATCCTGTACTTTCATTCCAGTAACAAAACGAACATATACGGAAGCATAATAGGACATCAACACACGTCCCAACGGCCAGTTCACGACATTCACACCGTTACAGTAGCGGGAACCGACTGCGACATCACCACCCTGTTCCATACAGGCCGCATATAATTTGGGAAGATCATTCGGGTTATGACTGAAGTCTGCATCCATTTCGAATATAAAATCATATTTATGTTCTATTGCCCATTTAAATCCGCAGATATAAGCCGTACCCAATCCTAACTTACCTTTACGTTCCACCATGAAAAGGCGTTCGGGGAACTCTTTTTGCAACCGTTTTACAATACCTGCCGTACCATCGGGCGATCCATCATCTATAATCAAAATATGAAATTCTTTCTCCAACCCAAATACAACCCGAATAATATTTTCTATATTCTCCTTTTCGTTATACGTGGGAATAATAACAATACTGTCTGACATATATTTTAATCTATTAATTTCTAATCATTTACATATATGACTGTAAACTATTTGTAAACCACCCTCCAAAGTTACATATTTTTTCTGTGTAAATCTATCATCCAGTTAGCCCATTCATCCGTCCCGTAAGCCGGAATATCGAACCACTCCTTTTCCCTCAATTGCGGCAATAGTTGCATAATCTGATCCAGTTCATTCCGGAACCGGAAAACCTCTTCTTCCGTCAGCTTTACCGAATAATGCTTCTTGCATTCCTTTAATCCAGGAAAAAACTGGAGCAATCCCATAATCTCGGAGAAAGCGGAAGATTGACCTTTGTCGATTTTTAATGTGATTCCGGACATTCCTTTTCCCTCTTTTCAAGTTGGTACGACAACAGGGCATTTTCTTGCTCTAATGCATTACATCGGCTAACAGCTTCCTTGAGCTGCTTCCGGAGTGAGGCTATTATTTTGTCTTTATCTTCCATACAATTATATTTTATATTACCGTTTACATTAATGGTAACCCGGCTATCGGCAGCCATTACGATACCTTCTTGTGTATATGCCGAAATGATCAATGACATAATTTACAATTTATAGTTCAATTATTATTTCCTTGTAAAAGCATAAGCCTACATTAATATCCTTTACACGAAGAATTATCATAATCACATTATCATCAGTTCATTAATTGTAGATATACAATTTAATTGATGAAAAAATTATTTACTTTGGATAAGTAATGAATTGAGAATCGATAAAACGTCTTTGCTTGCAAAAATTTCACTTAATTTTTTCATCAAATATTCTTCTGAATCTATTGTATCATATCTATTATTCAACACATTATTCAATTGCAGTGGATACATGTTTAACAAATAATGAGTTATAGATAACATTTCAAATCTGTAGTCATTAAAAAAAGGCGCACGTATATATAGAACATGGCCTATTGGTTTATTTAAATCTGGGTTTGATACAGATGGACATTTCAAAGTGTGATACAACAAATAATCATTAGGTTCACATGTGTGAACCTCACCTATCAAAACACCTGATGTTTTTTTACTCAAAAAATCAGCTTGCGACAACAAAATTTCTTTAGGAGTCATTGAGCTCCCAAACTCAAAATCTGGCCATAGATCTTCCATGTATTTATATTTTTAAATTAAACTTAATCGGCAAATGATCAGATAAAGTTTTATCTACCAAATTATTACTAGTTAATAGATTCAATTCATTGGCAGATGTTACTATCTTTAAATCAGATTCGTCAAAACTATTTATCATATCTGGACGTATTAGAACTTGGTCATATAAATGCCAATAATAATTAATATGTCCACCAGAGTTATAATACATTGTTCCAGAAACATTTCCTCTCCCTAAATCTCCTAGAAACCCCCACATAGGATTATAGAAAAAAGAAAATTTCTCGCCTTCAATTATACATTCCTTTTTATTTGCAATATTTTTCTCCATTACAGCATGTAATCCTTGAGCCTTTATTATTCCTTTATCAAAAGGATTCATATTAAAATCACCACAGCAAACAGTTCTTTGATGTCCCAATTTAGATTCCATGTCCTCTATAAATCGTCTTAGGCCTTCGGCTTTTTCTGATAACTCTTCATCTGAGTTATTTATTTTACTATGTAAATGACATATTACTAAAGTTATGTTCCCTTGTAGTAAAGGGCTGTATAATTCCTTAACGCTGATTCTAGGTTTATCTTCTTTATTAGTAATTTTACAATGCCTATAATATACCATTACTTTTTGATAATTTACTAATGGAACTAAATACTTAAAAATATCACTATTATTAGCATTTAGACTCAAAAGTAAATCAAGCTGCTTATTTTCTGGACATTCCGCGATCATTAAGACATCTATATTCTCGACTTCTGCAATAGATGCAATTGATGAAAACAAAGATTCATTTTTATGTATATTCCAAAAAAGGAATCGCATATCAATATTTACTTAATTTGTTGCTTCAATTTTTCAATCTCATACTCAAGTAACGCAATCTCCTCTTTCAAAATCTGATTCTCTTTTCTCTCGCGTTCGTACTGATGACGAAGTATTGCAATCGTTTTATCTTTGTCCATTAAATCTTCCATATCTATACCATTTCTATTTATTCTTAATCTCCAACACCCTATCACCAAAAGCCAACTTTATCACATCAGCTTTCACATCACTATCTTCCAACTCCAATTGCAATATCACTTTTGGAGTCGTCAAGACCTTTTCTCCAGCAGATTGCTCCGGAACATATCGTTCAGGCCAAGTGAACAAGTCTGTTATAGAAACCCCCAAGCAACTTGCGATATTCTCAATTTCAGATATTCTCAAATCACGGTTACCTTTCTTCATTACAGAAATTTGGGATTCATCAATACCCATAGCATCAGCCAACGTTCGTTGTTTGATACCCTTTTGAGCCATTATCTTAAATATGTTGTCTATTACGTTCATATTTATGAAGTTACGCACAATTCACCTATATTTAATTGCGAAAATCAAAAGTTTCTATTAAGATTTTCGCAATTAAACTTGTATATTTCGCAAGTTTACTCCATATTTGCACCTGCAATAATCAATATAGGTTGCGAAAATATTAAGTACAGAATATATATAATAATGTAAGGAGGTAAAAATGGAAAAATTAACCCTACAAAGTCATGGAGCAGGTGCACGGTCGTTCCGCGATTTTTACAAATCGATGGACAACACGCCGCCCAAAAAGGCCTTTGTGAAACGGATTGCGGAGATTACCATGCGTTCGGAAACAACGGTTCGTTGCTGGATTGCCGGTGTACAAAATCCAGATCCGCTGGCACAAAACGTAATCGCCCAAGAACTGGGAATCCCGGCTAATGAACTATTTCCAAAGGAGGAAAAGGTATGCGCGCAATAGAATTCTATACCACTCCTGAAGGGAACGTGACGATTCGTGAGCAGGGTCTGCCGGAGCGGCAGTTAAAGGAATCGGATACCGACTTTATTCAGCGTTTTCTAGAGGTGCTGGAAGAGTTCTATCCAGAAGCCTATACAGCTCTCCGCAAGTATTACGCCCGTTACGATGGGAATAAATGCTATCGTGATTTCTTGGCTGTACGCCGATTTATCAAATGCAACTTCGGGCTGTATGACAACATGATCGATATCGATGAAAACTGGAATTTCAAATTTGAGTTTGTCGGTTGTCCGCTGCGTGGGGAATGCGATGGCTTCAAAAAAATCTGTGAACCGAAGTTCAACAGCACACTATCAGACAGTCAACTTAGGGTGATGGAGCTTTGCTACTATGGCAAGAAAGACGAAGAGATTGCGGAAGCGCTTTTTATATCGTCCCACACCGTAAAGAATCATCGGAAGAATGTGTTCCGAAAACTCTCAATACACTCTATGGCGGAGTTTATGCGATATGCAAACGAAAAGAATCTTTTTAAAAGCGAATAATCATGCAGACCGACACAACCTATCCAAATATTCCTTCTTTTCGGAAAATCGAACTTGAATACCTCGCTTGGCAAATCACCAAGATACAAGCCGGAACCAGAGAGTTTATCGGACAAAAGGAAGCACATATCCGCTTTGGACGGCAGAATGTGGAGCGATGTGTCTCGGAAGGTACTTTACAGCGTTACAAACGGCCGGGCAAAATCGAATACAGGTTGGAAGACTTGTATAAATGCGCCCTGGATCCATACGATTACTAAATGAATTATTAACACGGCAAGGCACTCCAGGTAAAGGGTTATCGGAGGATGTTTACAATATAAATCCAACTCGCTATTTCAAAGACAAGTAAACGGCTTTTGCCAATTAATCATTGATGTATGAAAACAAATTACTGGAAACTCGCTCAAGTAGCGAGGTGGGGATTTTACATCCTGTTTGGAACGCTTGCCATACTTGGTATTATCGCTATTTGCTTGGGGTATTTCCAGCATATAGTTACGGCATTCGGTTGCGTGGCAATGGTTTACACGATAAAGAAACATTGGTAATTAATTTTTAAACAATAGAATCATGTCAAATCAAATTCAAATTAAAGTAGCTGAACTAAATCAGCTAAATCCGCTCATGATAGCGGATGATAGCCGGGTTGAACAGAAGTTCATACTTATGTACAATGCGATCTGGGGAACCGGCCAAGGAACACAGATTTATGAAAAGGAAAAATTCAACTTCCGGAAAATCTTACAAGACAAGCCGGAACTGCAAAGATGTTCTCCACTGTCCCTGTACGGCTGTTTCTTAGATATTGCCGTAAACGGCCTGTCTCTTGATCCCACAGGACGCCCCCACTGCTATATTCTCCCCCGCAGCACGAAGACCGGCTATAAGGACAACAATGGCAACGACATCTATGAACTGCGTGCTTACCTTTCCATCACCGGTTATGGGGAATTGGTTATGCGCCAGCGTGCCGGACAGGTCCGGTATGTAGATAATCCGGTTGTTTGCTATGAAGGTGACACATTCTCACCGGGATTGGTTGACGGAGTAAAGACCGTTACCTATCAGGCGGCCTGTCCCCGCAAATCAAATAAGGTGATCGGTGGTTTTATCCGTATTGTCCGCGCCGATGGGACTGTAGACTGGCATTGGATGATGGAGGGTGATATCAAACGCTTAGAGGCGTACAGCTACAAAAACAACCAACGTTGGAATCCGCAAACCCGTCAAAAAGAAGGTAAGGCGAATGCCCTCTATACTTCAAACGAAGGCGGTATCGATCCTGGGTTCTTGGAAAGCAAACTGATTAAACACGCATTCGACGGATATCCCAAAGTCCGGACCGGAAAGTTTACTGTATTCGAAACTCTAGAAGAACCGCAGGATATTGACTACGGATTAGAACAAACAACCGTTATTCAGCCCAATCAACCCGGACAGCAGCCACAAGCCCTCCAACCTCAATCGGAAAACCCTTTACAGGAATTCGGAGAGCAACCACAAGCGGAACCGGTACCCGCATCAGGTATAACAACCCCAATATCACAGGAAGATGAAGACGCCGGATTTTAATAAACTCGATCAATCACTTAAAAATTTATCACAATGGATACACAAGCTAACAATTCTCTTATTAAAGTGGAAGAATTCAATCAGATCATGCAATCGGCTCCTGCCACCTTGCAACGCAACCAAACTTCCGTATCGACATGTAACCAAGCCGGACAAACACTTCTGGACACCATTGAAGCGGAAGGAGGTATTAGCTCGGATGAACTGGATGCGAAGGTCTCAGAGTATTTGGCAAAGACGAAAATAACAATAGAAAACATGAACAAGCGTCGTAAGCCATTGACGCAACTTCTGGCTACGGTCAGCAAGTCTTTTACCTCTTTGGAATCGGCTATCGACGTCAAATCGGTCACCACTATTCCTTATAAGCTCCAACAGGCCCGTAACAAATACGCGGCCAAGAAGATTGCCGAACAAAAACGACGGGAAGAGGAAGCTCGCCGTAAACAGATGTTGGAGAACGAAAAGGCTCAATACCGATCGGATATCTCTGTCATGTTGGATACAGCGTATGCCGCATACGTTGAAAAGCATATCAATGCACTAAACAGCATGTTCAACCGCGCTACTCTCGCTACCTACAACGATGTATGCCGACGAATATCCGAAACAAGTATAAATTTCTCCTGGAGTGCTTTTGTTGAAAACGTTTCTGACAACAAACAAACCTTCTATATGGACGCAGAAACCCGTAAGGCAATAAAAAATGAAGTCGCTATACAAAAGAAGAAAGATTTTACAGAACGTTACCGTTTTGAAATAGAGAGTACAAAGCAGGATTTGATCGACAAACTCCCCAGCCTCCGCAAACAACTGGAAGAACAGGAAGAGCTACGCCATACCAATGCGGTTGAAGCTGCCCGTATGGAAAAAGAGCGAAAACAACAGGAAGAGAAAGAAAGAAAAAAACAGGAAGAAGAACGCAAACGCCGGGAAGAAGAGGCTAAGGCCAAAGCGGCTGCAGAAAAGTCTGCTGCCGAAGTACAGGCAGCATTTGATTTCTCAGCAGCCAGCATGTCCCCTACTCCAACGAAAGCCAAGGTCAAGAAGAAGATCCAGATAACCAATCCACAAGGGTTCATGCAGGTATATCAGATGTGGTTCATGCGCGAAGGAATCAATATGAACATGGAGGATCTAGAGAAGGTACATAAGAAGATGATTACCTACTGCGAGAAAGTTGTGAATAAGGACGGAGAGCAAATCCAGTCCGCATATGTAAAGTATATCGATGATGTAACAGCCAAATGATATGAAAAAGAAACTCTATCTGTCCTCATGGATAAACTTCGGAAAATACAGACGCGAGCCAAGTATTCTGAAAAAGATTCTCGATACGGAAGAGGGCCGCAAATGGTTCCGGTGGCTGATGGATAACACCTACAATTTCGAATTTGACTTTGCAGTCATTGAATATCTAAAACTCAAGGAAGAAGATGCAAGATACGTATTACCAACGGTCGGAGGTTAGCAACTCGGACCTTACGGAACTAAAGAACCTCCTCTATCCCCGTACCCAATACGGGGACAAGGAGAAAGCTTTCAAATTCGGCAGCCTAATCGATGCGATGATTACCGAACCGGAAAGGGTCAGGTATGATAAGCACATGGTAGACGATGTATTGTATTCCGGCGAGGATTGGGAACTGGCAGAAGCCATGAAGAAGTCCCTCCGCATGGAAGCCCGACACGATCCTTTCCTGGCCCAAGTGCTTGCTAAGGCGGAAACTCAACGATTCATGGTCAATAAGAACCAATGTTTCCAATATGGCAACTTCAAATACACGCTCGATACCCGGTGCAAATGGGACTGGTGGCTTCCGACCTACGGATTCGGGGGAGACCTGAAAAGCACTTTTGCCAGCACACAAAAACAATTCGATGAAGCTATTGACTTTTTCGATTGGGACCGTTCCCGCGCCTGGTATATGGATATCGCAGGCAGTCGGCAGGATTTCATCTATGGTATCTCCAAGAAAAATCAAAAAGTGTTCAAAGCATTCATTAAACGAGGCGATACGATTTACCAGAAAGGTAAAGAAAAGTACGAAGAACTTGCCTTTCGGTGGTGGATGCTGTTCAGTTGAAAATAAATAGGATATCCTTTTTTCGGAAGATATATTTTAAAGACAAACAAACATGAATTTAAACATCACACCCATAGATAAAATATCCAACGAGTTGGCAGCCATTGATTCCTATCTGAATATTACCATGAGTGAAGAAGTCCAAGAAGCTGTCCTACGTGGAAACGACCTTGCCGTCTATATCGCCCGGACCGGGAAACTGTTAGCAGATGCCAAATACCATCTGAACGGGAAAAAGAAATCGGAAGTCTTCGATACGTTACGGGAAACAGCCTCACGTGCCGGGGCTACCTCCAAGGCAGTAAATGCTATCATTGACAGTCTGTGCAAAGATGAACAATATCTTGTCGATTGGTGTGAGCGTTTGAACCGGACCGCGACTCATCAACTGGAATGGTGTCGCACTGTAATCAGTAAAGCAAAAGCAGAAATGGCCTTAGCGCCCCAAAGTTATAACAATCCTAAATTTTAAAAAGTATGGAAGATGAATTAGTAAAAGAACAACCTGTGTATGAAATTCAGAAAGTCAAACTTAAAAACAATCAGGTAACAGCTGACTACACAGAGCGATTTGTAGAAGCAAACTACAAGAACGAAGTAACCAAATCATCCCAGCAATTCGTTCATCCGGACCTGTTATATGCTATGAGTTTGTTAAAGACTCATGCCGTCAAGATTTGCGAAATGCAAGAAGCCGGAGTTGTAAATATCGAAAATCCTTCGGATGATGATCTGAACGAGAAACTGAAAAATATCGTTGTCACGGGGTATAGCAAAGGTGGATCAGACGAATCGGCCGGTGTTTCCATCCAGGCACAAAAGCTATTGAAAAGCGGACAAGTCCTTAACCTTTCCGTCCCGTTTACAAAATTCGAAGACGAATCCGGCGAAGGATATCCGTATGGGGATGCTTTAAAACAGGCGGTCAGCCGACTTGACTACGAAGTGGACGCTTACTTGTTCGGCGGAAAATATGGAATCAAACAAGAATCGTTCGATTTCGATGTTCCTGAAGAATCCGATATTACCGGAGAAGCAGAGCCGAAGCCGAAGAAACGCGGCCGCAAGAAAAAAGCAGAAATGGAGGAAGTCGCCGAAGAGATAAAAGCGTTTGACGAATTTGCATAACACCTACCACTATGACAATTACACTGCAAAATACAGAAAAAGGTCAATGTTATGCGGTGAAGTTTGACAGATACCGCCAGCAGGTTGTAGACAAGCTGAAAAGCTCTGTTTCCATCCGCTGGTGGGACAAACAAACGGGCGCATGGCTGATTCCGGCAACCAACAAATGCAAAGCAGAATTGGATCAATTGACTTATTACGTCCGCCATTTCGAACCGGTACAATGGGGAACGATTGCACAATCACAGACAGAGGAGGATGTTGCTTTTCAAATACCGGAAATGCCGGAACTAGACGGAGAACATGGACTGAAAGTACAGCCTTACCCTTATCAACTGCAAGGAATCGCACGAGGCTTGCAACTGAAACGGTTTATCAATGGGGATGATATGGGCTTGGGCAAAACACTTGAAAGCATCGCAACCATCAACAAAGCTGATGCCTTTCCCTGTTTGGTAATCTGTCCGAATGTTGTCAAGATCAATTGGCAAAGGGAATGGCATAAGTTTACAGACAAGAAAGCGATGGTATTAACCGATTCCGTCCGCGATAGCTGGCCTTTCTTCTGGCAGACAGGCATGAACCAGGTTTTTATCGTAAACTACGAAAGCCTACGAAAATACTTTGTCCGGCGGATCACGAAAGCAGAGAAATGGACATTGAAAGATGTCGAATTTCACAACACGATCAAACTGTTCAAGTCCGTGATAATCGACGAATCGCATAAAGTCAAATCAACGGCCACCCAGCAGACCAAGTTTTGCAAAGGCATTGCATCCGGGAAAGAATATATCATCTTGCTGACTGGGACACCTGTTGTCAACAAACCAAAGGATCTGGTTGCACAATTGGGTATTATGGATCGCATGATCGATATGGGTGGATGGAAAGGTTTTATGCTTCGGTACTGTTCCGGTCCTAACCAAGCGAGCAATCTAAAAGAGCTAAATTATAAGCTATGGCAACACTGCTTCTTCCGCAGAGAAAAGTCGAAAGTACTCACCCAACTACCGGATAAAGTGCGTCAGATTGTTTCCTGTGAGATAACGAACCGCAAGGAATATATGGATGCGGAGCGCGATTTGATCGATTACCTGAAACGCTACAAGGAAGCAGATGATGAAAAAATCCAAAAGTCACTGAAAGGGGAAGTGATGGTTCGTATTGGTATTCTGAAAGATATTACTGCACGCGGTAAATTGAAAGAGGTTATCGACTTCGTGAAGGACTTTCGGGAGAATGGGAAAAAGATCATCCTGTTCTGTAACCTGCATGAAATTGTAGACCGCCTGATGATAGCTTTTCCTTCCGCCGTCTGCGTCACCGGACGACAGAATATGCAGGAGAAGCAGGCTTCTGTCGATGCCTTTCAAAAGAACCCGAAGACGGACGTTATCATCTGTTCCATTAAAGCGGCCAGTGCCGGTATTACGCTCACAGCAGCCAGCGATGTCGCCTTTATTGAGCTACCTTGGACGTATGCAGATTGTGATCAAGCAGAAAGCCGTGCCCATCGCATCGGGCAGAAAGACTCAGTGAATTGCTACTACCTGCTCGGCCGTCGGACGATTGACCAGAAGCTCTACAGGATCATTGAAGAAAAGAAGCATATCAGTAATGCCGTATTGGGGGCTGAAGATAATATCCAGACGAATATTGTTGATATGATGGCAAATCTTTTTGATACGAACGAAGAGGAAGAATAAACATGAAAGTAAATATAAAAATCATAGCAATGTTACTCACTGTTCCCTTTCTTATTTCATATGTATAGGTGGATTGTTTCTTATCGCCGGGATTGTCCTAAAAGCATTAGGATACCTATTCTCATTCGCCCCTAAATTGGCTAAAAAAGAATGGAACAACTATTTCCAATATCTTAGATAAAAGAAAGGCAGCGCCTCACAGCGCCCCCCTCTTACAACCAGAAACAAATATATCAAATAAGGACGACTATGGCAAGTGAGGCATTGAATAAATATATAGAGAAACGTTACGACAGGTGGCTGGATTACGCTAAGTATCACTGCTCACTTGCCGGAATGACAGACGAAGCTATTGACGTATTGAACGAGGTAATGTGTATGCTGCTTCAAAAGCCCCTGGAGCATCTCTCCCAGCTAATGGAAGCCAAACAGGGTAAATATACTGAACTTGACTTCTATATCCTGCAAATGATAAAGCTAAACGTTACCTCGGATACATCTCCCTACCGGCATAAATACAAGCCTATTCCGGTAGATGAGAATGTAGATTGGCGACGGCTGAATATCATCGACGAACCCGATGACAGCCCAGATCATACCGAATATATCCGGGAACGTATGCAGGATGTCCGGAACATAATCGATCAATTAGGCTTATCCGAAAAAGCTAAACGTATCTTTGCTTGGAAATTCTTTGCCGGAGAGTCTTTTGCCGATTGGTCGGGACCGGAAAGTAGGAAAGAATTATATGAAACCTATAAAAGTGTTTTCAATGCGGTGATGGATAAGAAGAATGGGAGACTGCTGTTTTGAAATAAATTGGTGTGCACGAACAAAATTCGAGCACACCATTGTATCAAAATTAATCAAACTTTTAGACCTATACTCTTTAAAGAATCTGCTAAAATCGTCAACTCCCAAACAAATATATTACCAACCCACTAACCTTAACAATAAATCCCTTAATATTACCACATAAGCAACTGTACAACCTAGTAAAATATAAGAACGCGGATGTTTCAATAATTCATGTTTAGGAGTCGAGATAAAAAATATTGCATTGACAAACAACAATAGTATAATACCAAATACAGCCGTATTTTTTAGCATATCTTTTGCAGTCATCTCTGTTTTACTCGAAAAAAGATTTACACACGTAAATAAAAATGTAATTATAGCTGTAAAAGCACCAATAATTTCAATATAACGCTTCTCAGTTCGATTCATCTGTTCCTTCAGCTTTTCAATAGATTCTTTTTCCTTTACAAAAAAAGCTTTTGCTGTTAAACCATCAAATGATCTTTTATGTTTCTCCAATATATCATAATGTTTTTTGTACTCTAAAGGTTTTGAAAAAGAGGATGCAACAAAAATAGGGATAGACAAATCAGGACAAAAAGTACAGCATTCTGCATAAACCATTTGAAAAGGATAATAACTATGTTTTCGACACCAATCCAAAGCAAAAGAACATTTCTTTAGGCATTCTGACAATAAATTTAACTTCTTTGTTACCAATTCGCGTCTAATAGAAATTTCTTCCCTATCCATGCATTCAGAAAGATCCTTAATAATAAATTCTGTAGCTTTTTGATAAGGATAAAAATTGTAAATTGATGTTTCATTTTGAATATTCTCAATTTTTTTTAAATCTTTCTCCAATTCTTCATAACCATAATTTCCATGAGATAAAAGAAATGAAAAACGACAATTCTGCAAATAATTCCTGAGAGTATATATAGCATGTTCATCAAAAGGTCTTCTTTTCCCTTTACGAGTCAATTTAGAATACACACCGTTGAATTGGCGAACTAGATTATTCACCTGCTGATGATTACCACTCTCTTTTTGATAATATTTCATCAACAATATAAATTCTGATAACTTATTATTGATTGTATCATTACAATTGTTCTGCCACTGTCTTACCAAAGAATGATCATATTCATTGCTATTCAACACAAAAAAATTATCATATAACGGTCTTAAAAAACCAACATCTATATCTTCATTTTTAACTCTGATCAGCTTAGATTTATTCCTATATTCAGATGCACCAAAAACACAAATATGTTTTTTTAACAAAAACGAACACTTGTAAAATAAAGTCATATAGACAGCTTGGATATTTTTATCACCATCATTTTTCCTCTTCTTTTCTAAATTGTTACGTAAAAATATAAGATCACTTATTAAAGATCGATCATTAGATAATAAGTGATCCATTTGACAAGAAGGTACAACATACTTAATAAAATCAGATAAAACACTTTCTATATAATCACCATCAGGTCCTTCTAAATCATTAAATAGTATATTATGATCAATACAATCAGTTTTATCAGCAACAAATGACAATAACCCTAAATAATAACTTATACAAACAAGTATTTCTTTATCCAAGGACTCATACATTCTAATGATACGTTCTCTGAATTTTCTTTTATAATCATGAGAATATTCATTAGTTAATATTTTTTCTAATTCATCACAAACATTTTCCACCTTCTCTTTAGATGACACATATTCACCAGAAAGAGCTGATTTACTTAAGTATATAAAGCAATTCTTCTGAAATTGCTTTATTTTCATTGAAGCCATAGTATAACTATTTTCAACATCTGCATCTTCCCATGAAAACTTATCAATCCACTCTACAGGGAAATTATCTTTATAGAGTTTTAAGCATTCTTCTAATAAAAACATGGACAACGTTATTGAAAAGATTTATTTTCTGATTGCATTAAAAACTTGTTCATCTTCGCACTTCCTTTCCCTAATAAAGAGGCTATTTCCATTGCAACACTCCAAGACTCACGAGTATGAGACAACTCGACCAACTGAAATGGCGTATATAAGATTATTGAAGGATTTCTCTCTCTTAGAATTTTTATCGAATGTTGTATTTGCTCTTTTACATCTCGATCAATAGCATCAAACGTTGAATCCTCCACTTCACATTTCTGCAAAGGACACCTATCACTAAAATCAAAAATAGACATTGTATTCTCAACCATTGCATTATAAACATCACTTTCTACTGGTCCATTGCCCATTGCATAGAAATTGTCAAAAATAGACAACAACCCCTCATTTGATTCTGAAGCTTCAACTGTTGCTACAAAGAAAAGTAACTTTAGAGATTTCAATCTAGTAAATGAATTCAATGGATTTTGAGAAGGACGTAGATCCCTATACCATTCCATCAACTGAAATAGCATATATTCAAAACAAAATATTTTGTAATCCATATTCATTGCATTTTTGGCACAAAAGTAAACATTCATTAGAAATGAAAATAAAAAAAACAAAGATTTTACCAACTTCTGTTGTAAAACATTATTCATTCCTAACAATACTAGAGACTCATATCTTTAAAACAGATGTAACTTTGAGATTGTTAGAAAAACCGCCCCACCCTCACAGGCTAGACGGCTACATTACTAACCTTAAATACTAATATTATAAAAATCTACCAAATTCGATAATACCCCCCAATCCCGACATACGGAGATAGTCCATGTCGGCCAACACCATACCCGCCAATCAATCCTATTCCGAACCTGCGTAGCTGAACTGTCTTCTTAATCTGTTCAGTCCTCCGATATACCTCTATATAATCAAGATTTGGCTTATAGCCGGATATAGACAACCGATAATCGTCTGTCTCGTATTCCTTGCTGGTAATTGGAACATTTACATATATAGTGTCTCTTACCGTATCGCCTCCTTGCGTGATATATACCGGGAACGGTTCAGGTATCGTTTGAATCAATGTCTCATATACCGGATATGGGATGCTATCTCTTATAGTATCAACATGGATGAATGTATCGGTTTTATTAATAAGACCGACTTCTGCATTCTTTGTGTGCCGACCAGCCAGGAAGCAAAGAAGGCAGAAAGCTAAAACAACTATGATATGCCAAGCTTTCATGACTGCACAATTATCGGTTTCAAAAATGATTTGTATTCTTCCCTGACATCGAAACAAGGACATAACTTGATCCATTCGAACGGTTCCACAATGCCATTATCATTCAGGTCTCGGGACGTATCCCGATGACCGAGAAGTTCTGCAATCTCATATTCTCTCGTCAACTTGTTAATTAGGCCGTCCATTGCCGTCTTTTGCGCCGGAGTCCGGGTATCAGCCGGTTTTCCGGAAGTGTCCAGTCCACCAATATAGCAAATCCCGACGCTATGATCATTGTAACCGATACAATGAGCCCCAGCTATCGCGAGTGGCCGACCGGCTTCTATGGTTCCGTCCAAGTCGATTACATAGTTATAACCAATTTGGCTGAAACCGCGTGCACGGTGCATACGATCAATATCCTTAGCTTTGATATCCTGCCCGGCACGTGTGGCCGAACAATGGATAATGATTGAATCTATCTTTTTCATTTTTATCCTCCTATATTAATACCCATTCTGCGGTTCACGATCACCGCATTTCTTTCTCTCACATCTCTTCAGTGCAAGTTCAAGCTTGACATCCGAATAGCTCTCTTTCAAAGTAAAAAGCTCATCCTGTACCTGTCGAAGCCTTCCGGTTTGTTCTACAAAACGTTCTTCTTTTTCTGATAGCTGTTTCTGCAGGAACTCGTTATACTCACGTAAAGCCTTGAACTCCTCCACATCGGCATGGGCGTCCTCAATACGGGCGTTTGTCTTCCGGTTCGTATAGAAGCTAATCCCCCATTTTATCGCCTCGAATCCTCCCAATGTCCCGATTATTGTTAGTATATCGGTTAATTCTACATTCACTTTACACCTCCTTCCGTTTTTATTTGATCATCTTTGTTACGAGTTTTTTCATTGCCATAAGGCAGTGTTTGTTATTTCTCCGCCTCCGGTCTGTGATAGATGGGAGGCGGATTTTTATATTATTCGCCCGGTTGCTCCTCTTTTAGCGGTTCATCCAAAATTTTGACATACGTCGGCATCGTGAACTCAGAGAACATGCCGTTGCGATCTATGAAGTCAACACGTTGTTTGAGGTATTGAAGTTCTTCATCAGTCAAAGCTATATCTGTTGTTTCCGTTATGGCCGCTGCATCAGTAAATCCGATGTTGATTTGACCACTCCCCATATCCTTGATAACGATACGCTTCTGATCAACCTCCGAGATCGCTATCTTACTGTCTATCGATACTTTCAGTTCCATGTTTTTTCTCGTGTCAAACTGTGGTAACACGGTGTTGAGTATTAATACTCTGTCTTTCAATGTTAAATTCATCTTCTTATTCTATATATAATAAACCTGTTGCACTATCCCATTTTACATTATATTTTGTTCCAGATGTATCTAAATCATTAATCTGGGTTAACGTTGGTAAGAAACTTGCTTTTACACAAGTCCTAAATACCCATGAGGCATCAGATTTAAAATGTCTGACAAAAAAACTTATTTCCCGATAAGCCGTTGCATCAGGATTGTATTTCATTACAATAAATTTTCCGATATTACCTAAAATACCTTGATAAGTTCTTTGAATTTCCATACCTTGAGCTTCTCTTGCTGCAAACAGATTAACATAGTTATTATTCCACGATTTGTCGGTTAAATAAATGCTTGAAAAATTAGATGTGCCTCCATTGAGACTTATAGCATTTAACATTCTAACATTAACATCTCCACTTTGGTCAACTCTAAAATCTGCACTTTCTGGAACTAAACCTCCAGCCCAAAATCTTATAGAACTATTAGATGTGCCATATCCTGTAATCCCAGCTTGTCCATTTCTTAGTAAAATGGCATCATTTGCTGTAATAGTCCCATTTGAAATCACGTTACCTGAGCTATCAACGCTAAATGTCGGATCAGTGGGTGGTTGCCCTTTCGCCCCGGCTGTTCCTCCCGACCAAATACGGATTGTACCAGACGCCGACATTCCACCTGTGCTTCCAAAAGCGATCGCACCCGTAGTTATGAGTCCGCCATTGATCTCCGTTATTGTATTGTCATATTTTGAGGCAAGAACCCATTTAGAACCGCTATATCTATAGATATTCTCCCCATCCACCCATAAGTCATTTGTCCGCATACCCGATGTTGGAGCCGTCGTTTGATAAAATACCCTTGCCTTGTTATTTGCAGTCAATTGGGCGTTGTTGGCTGCATTTGACGCATTCTCTGCATCCGTCAGGGCATCATTTACCCCATCATACAACGGTTGAAGGTTAGGACGGTCGGAAATGTTATTATAACCGGATGTTCCGGATTTGAATATCACAGGTCCGGTTATAGTCCCATTCACCAGATCAATCACCAATCGGGCTAACTTGTCCTTTATCAATCCTGTCGTGATCGTCTGGCCGGCAATCTCAGTGTATCCATAATTCGGAAGCCAAGAGCGTACGCCATCCTCCGGAGTATTGAGCACCCCTACCCAGAAATGATAGAACCCTGTTTCATCCTCTAACTTTATCTGCCGTTCACTGACATATATTGAGCCATTTGTTCCTTCTTTTGGACATTTGGCATAAACATAATAGGCAAGCGAATTATTCAGCCGGAAAGAAGCCGCCGGAATAGCCCATTCACGGATTTCCTCGCTAATGGTAAAGTGTACTAACTTTCCTGTCGTATTCTTGAAATAGTTGGCATCATTGTCCGCATTCGGAATAAACTTCATCCCTATAAGCTCCATCTGCTGGGAATTGGTGCCGACGATAAGTTGAGCCGTATGCACGGCCAACGGCTTGATAAGTTCAGTGAAATAATCCCCTTCCGGGTCAAACATCATGCCCAAAGTTTCCATCACGTCCCGCCATGAGCGTTTCGTATGCTCCCGGACCGGCTTAACCGCATCCTCAATCTCTTCCGGCACTTTATTCACATCATCCACCAGATCCTTAAAACCATTCGATTCAAGGAAATCGGACAAGGTAAGTTCATACCGGTATGAAGGTGTACCGTCTTTCTCGATATACCTTTTTATTTTGGTAACACGAATCTCTCGATCGATATCCAACTGTTCAGAATATACGCCAACCATCTGGCCACAGGCGATAAAGATGTTTTGCAAACGAAAAACAATTTCATCACATTTTCCTCGTAACTGGATGCGTTTCTCGCACTTGCCATCCAACCATGTTTGCGCCTCTTCCTGTAGCTGTAATGAAGCGTTATCCCTGTAGCTTTGCGGCATTTTCAGGCCGGTAAGGATAAACTTGTCACCGACAGAAAAATTAATGTCACCGGGGACTTTCAAGTCGTTTTCCTGGTCATTCTGCTTTAGTTTGAACTGTTTCAAGTCATTGTCCCAACTGTCTTCAACGATTGCAAGGTCATAGCCAGCCAAGCCGCCATCCTGGAATGTAACGATCACTTCCACCCCGTCCAACAGGCAATCGGTAAGATTGAAATCCATACCGGAAGCTCTCAGAGTGTAATCGTCGATCTTTTTTGTTACGGCAAACTCTCCTTTCGGAAAGATATGGTCGAATTGCATGGACTTTTCTATCCGGCCGTACTTCTCTACATTCTTTTCGATAGAGAGCCGGCCATCAGGCAGAAGAAGATAATCAGCACCATAATCGGGACCGAGATTCTTATCTGAACCGTATGGATAAAAAACCGTCACAGGTGGCGTATCATCAACAGCAGACACTTCCAGTTCGGTAAAACCCATTCCTTCGCCCTGTGCCAAGACAAGGCCGTTGCTTGAATACTCCCTCCTGCCGATATTTATTGTCTGACCGGATATCCAGTATTCCGTATTCAATTCTTTAATGAGTTCGTCAAGTACCGTCCCGACTTTCTTATCTTTGAAAGAAAGGGTAACCATCCGGGATTCGATACAGGATCCGGCCACCCAACCAGATCCTGTACGGTTCACGTTTTTGACAAATAGGGTTAGCCAGTCACGGGCGGTACCGGTGTAATAGTCGAAGTTCTTTTTCCGCTCCGGTGTACCATGAAGGAAAAACTCTGCATCCAAAAGGTCGTACCGACTTGAATAGAACTGAACTGTATATTCCCAACCAAGAGATGTCTCCCTCTTCGTCACCTTCTCATTATGCCGGATCTTGTATTTTGTTCCTTCAAAGTCTATATAGTCGTTGATCTGAAGGTTTACCACATTGCGGGAAAGAAAATTCAGGGTAAGAGTGTCCTCACCCATGATCTCTTCGACCGTATAACTGTTATCCTTCAGATAAACGTCACAAACTACCGTATTTCCGCGCTTTATTTCCATATCGCTAAATAACCCACTTATTTTTAGGCAATAAAAAACACGGCAACCGGATTTATGACATTTTACCGATTGTCGTGTTTTAATATATAAAGCGAATCGTTTTATACCTTTCAGACAGGAGTGACTATCGTAGGCAAATCTTTCAAGTCGTTAGGGTATCCCGTTTCGGTTGTCAAGATACAGATGTATACTACACCGTATTGACTGTAATACTTACCTTGCTCGAACGCCATTCCCTGCTCATATGGTATCGGGTCGTCGATCGTACCTGCATGCTTTGACTCAATCTTTACGTAAAGAGCCGCCGTTTCAAATGATGGTGGATAAATATCCACCGGGGTATGTGCTTGTACCACTCTCCACGTTTTACCGCCATATCTAAACACCACGCCCTTTGCCACCTGTTTTCCTCGTTTGCAAAGCTCCGCAAACGAAAAGAACGTAGCCGGAACTCTCAATGCAACGGCATCCGATATATCCGTTGTTGTAAGATGCTGTTCACGTACCACCTCCATGAGCTGCATATATGGATTTGCACCCAAACGTGTATTATACCCGTCATTAAAACGCATTTCAAATTCACTCCAATTGTAACCAAGAAGCTCGCTTATTTTAACAAGCTCACTTTTGGATATATCCATGTCATTTTCAAACAGGGATTTCTCTATATTCTCCGGTGTAGGCTTACTGTCAAATTCTTCTTCCATATAAGAGACCAAACCATCCCCATTCTTCTGTATATCCCAACGTATGCGCCATTTATTACGCACCGGGGACGTGCATTCTATCAAAGCTACCCCGGCACTTCCTTCTACTCTTTTCATGTAAATACATATTTAGTCCGACCTTTGCCGAATGTCTCCGTCTTGATGGTTGTCTCAAACGGAAAACCGTCCGGCATTTCCCTTACTTGTGCAAGGATGTTTTTCATTTCTTCCGAATTAGTGAAAAACTTCTTGGACTCGCCATTCTGTTCTATACTCACGATACAGCGGTCCTCGCCCTGCTCTGTCTTGATGCCCGTTTCGAAGTCCTTGACCACGATGGGCAGGTTTACCAACTCACGGATACTTACTACTGTTCCGGGGAAACGTTTTTTGCCGTCCTCCGGCTTATAGGAAACGTTCAAATCTTTAAATGATCTCATGTTTTTGCCTGTTAATTTTTTAAACAACATATTACAATCCGCGTGCTTGGCCATGCCATAAAAACTGGCCACCAATTCACGCCGTCTTCTTCTCGATTTTACCTCGTGCAGTTTCCTGGCAAAGTTCTTTTTGACACGCTTACGAATACGCACATAATCCGCTTCGTATATCACATATCCCAAAAAATCAATGCCCTCGCCCACAGGAAATACACGCTCGTTCTCTTTTATCTTGAGATCGACCAGTGTTATCCGCTCATGGACGGCATCACGAATCTTCCACAATTCCGCTTTCGTTTTTCCGAGTACGACACCGTCGTCACAATACCGGTAAAAGTGACGGACACCGTACCTGTCTTTCAAATAATGGTCTAAAAATACAGACAGAAGTAAATTTCCCAAACCTTGAGAACTTCTCAGCCCGATACTGATACCCTTTGGCATCATATGGACAAAACCCTCAAGAATGGAGATGAGCTTCTTATCCTTAAAAATCCGCCCCACACAGTACATGATAAAATCCGGCTTGATACTCTCATAAAACTTAGTTATATCAAACTTGTAACAATACCGCGTGTTATCCGGATCATCCTTCATATCACGGCGGATATACGCCAACAGGTCATGTACTCCCCGACCTTTGATGCTGGCAGATGTGGTACGGATAAAACGCCTTTTCAGGTGTTTGTCCACAACCGCCATGACAGCATGGGCAGCAATGCGGTTCTTCATATTGAGGACCTGGATACGGCGCAGCTTGCCGCCTTCGAAAACTTCACGCTCCCTGTAACCAGTGACGCGAAAAGTCCCGTCCGATATCTTACGTGAGAGTTCCGCGATCACCTCTTCTCTATGCGCAAGCAAATAACGTCCTTCACGGCTCCGTTTCCTTTTCGTCCCACGAAGCACGCGGTCAAAAGAAGCCTCCATATTGGAAGGCTCTATGATCTCTTCTATGACATAACCGATCCTGTGCATATCTGCCTTCAAGTCCTCGGGCCCGACTTCTTCGAATGCCCTAAGCGGACACCTACCAAACTCTACCCGTCCAATTGTTTTTTCAGTTTTCCGGCCTATTTACGGCCGCTGTTACTGAGGCTCATCCCCCTCGGCTTGAAACCGGGAGCACGTCCCGGATTTCGTACACCGATTATTTTATTTTTCTTTGTTTGCCAAACGCGAACCGTAGTTCGTATTCGAGTTCGACGAATCGTTACCGCAATTCGAGTAAGCAACACCGCCACCCGGGTTCGCGTTGTTGTTCGACCGAGCCACCACACGGGCTACGGGGGAATCCACCTTTTCTGCGACAAATGTAACAAATTAACTCTCTTTTCCATTTCTATTCTTTTTTATTTTCGACACTCCCGACAGCCAACCGGGAACAAATCCATTATACCATACACAAAACACGCTTTTACGCTTTGTCGCTTCGCTCCCGATTTACGATTTGCGATTTGCGTTTCACGCTATCGATTCTAACGATTTGTACGCGTCAACGCTTTGCGCGACTACGATTCGACCGCGGAAGGCCAAACGCGAACCGTAGTTCGTAGCCGGGTACGCGCTGGTGTTCGACCGAGCCACCACACGGGCGGTGGCAGAGGATACCGTAGCTTCATCGCAATAATGGGTACTCGAACTACCAGGCTGGGAAAAAGAAGGGATCAGGTCACAATACTTCTGATGAACCACACCCGTTATATAACCGCTGGTCGTTCCACTCTTTACCTTGCGAATACTTCCGTCAGGCATTTCGATATGCCACTTGTAAGCCTCCGAGGACGGGGTGTTGGGCAAACCGACTTTCCCCATCCACTCGAGCTTGTCCCCATACCAGTTTTCATACCCCATACAAAGGGTGGCACCGATGGTTTGGTACTTAATCTCACCATCATCCCCTACCACTTCATACCAGGCATTATTTTCCGTTTTGTCCTCCGGATTGACCGTGTCTCTCATTCCAAGCTTGGAGGTCAGCCCGATTTTACGCACATGGGTATTGGGACCATATGCGCATTGCCCCTGCGCGTCACGCCGGCCATACCGCGCATAGAACAAATTGGCGACATCCTTGTGCATTTCATAGTCGATCAACTGGAGCTTTCGGGACTCGGCATAATACTCGAAATCAGGTTTGGTCATACTGCCGACACTGCTCCCGCCAGTTATGGCAGAAGAGAGTTTGATACCGACAGTAACGGCTTCATAAACACCGGTCAAACAGGCTTCATGCTCGACCCAGTCCGGTTCCATATCCTCGATCCTATCCGAATTTGAAAGGACAACCATGTCAAACTCGACATTGTTATGAATCGAGAAATACAGGCTTTCGGCTCCGGACGGAATTTCACAGATCAAATACATGCCGTCTACGAACCGGCAACCGAGGGAATCAACCATTACATTGGATATGATGTTACCTTCTCCATCTACAAACAACGAACCGACAAGCGAGCTACCGACCACACTTGGAAAACGTACACGTTTATAACCGGACAATGACACACGGCAAACGCTGTAGTTCGCATCCGATATGTACGAACCGGCCAGGTCGGGACGACCGACCTGCAACTTATTATTCCGCTTCAAATCACCGGAACCGGTGATCTCCTCCAAAGTGACAATCTTGCAAACGGGACGTTCCGGCTTATCTTTGTTGGAGCTGAAACAGGTATATTTCTTGTTGTTCAAGTAATCATTGATTCCCTTATACCAATAATGGGGTTCATACATCCAGACATCACCTTCCGTGCTATCCAGCTTAGCTGATGTTGCAGAAGCTACATTTTCCGAATCAGCATAGTAATTCGTATCGGAATCATGAAGACGGCAAACCGTCATTACACCTTCTTCCGTTTGTTTTCCAAGACAATGATAACGGGCATTCAGGATAGTGGAAATATGCGCAGAAGGCTTATACGCATTGTTGAACTTATAACCTGTTTCATTGTCGAGGTTGGAGATATTGGCATCGTCTGATACACTATCATCGAACTCGATCATCGTATATTCCGGCTGGCGAATATTCAGTTCATCAAAGCGTTCGACGTATTTGCGGTACGTCTCATCCTCAAGGTAATGCGTCAGGCGATAAGTTCCGCAAAGCTTACAGCGATTGTTCATCGTATTGCCTTGCGCGTCTATTCCACCCAAACCGGCATCATACCATTTTTTCAGGTCGTCACCCGTTCCGCTCAGCTCCAGGCCGGTGATACGGATATAACGCAACGCATTGCCGGGAACCGACAGGATTTCCGTAAACAGGGAAAAGCCGGATAATCCCTTGCAATTTTCGACCCACAATCCGGTTATGCTTTTGATATTGTCGAACGTTATGCCTTCACGTGTCAATTCAGACAATGAACGAAGCGTCAAAGTCTGATAGCCGTCGGGCAAATGGAGTTTACCCAAAGGACAACCTTCGGCAAAACTTATACTTGACAAAGAAGTACAACCTGTGGCTTCCACTTCCTCCAGACGGGAACAACCCGAAAGATCGAGCGACGGCAAGCGGTTATAGTTGCGAATATCGAGACGCCGGAGCATCGGCAGCTTGCTTCCTATCGCAAGTTCAGTCAAACCGTAACCTTCACCTTCACGGCCCATGACCAGGTCCTCTAAGATTGGGAGAGTCGGAAGGTTCAAGTCCGTAAAGCCTCCCCATTCCGACAAATCAAGTTTCTTGGTAAACTGTCCGCCATAGAAATGGAACGCAGTCCCGACGTTTGCCACGGCATTATAGGTATAGCTCCACTCCTTGCCGGCAATCACCTTGTCATGGGACAATACGGCACTCTCCCGAAGAAAGGCGAAATAGAAGTCACGCGACGGGGTCGCCTTGATTTTCGCACCGGCCGCACTGTTTCCTTTCCATGTAAGGTCTGTCGCCGAATATTGTCCGGCATTGTAACGGGCATCGAACAGGGACATGCGGTTTGTGATCCACCAATGACGGTGGGCCTTACGGCTTCCCTGCATCGCCTCGAGATATGAATAGGTCATGATCGTCACCTGGCCGTCCTGGTTCACCTCGACACCTTTCGTCTTTGGCTCGATATACTTGTACAAGGCATCCTTGTTGAACAGCCGTTCGCAGAACTTGTCGGACTGTTCCTTGTCGAAATGCTGGTAGATATATTCGTTCGTCATTTTGGCGCGGATACGCTTATAGGCCGCACTGAGCTCGTCTTGGAATTGTTCACGAAGATTGTTCCAAAGCACCGAATCATGGCCGGCATAGGCATACACGGTCTTGTCACCGGTGGACAGTTCCGGGTCCGTCGTATTTTCGTCCAAATCCCAGGAATATTTCAGACGCCCGTCGTTACGGACACCGAGGATCGTATCGCAGTCGTAAAAGATCGGATAGCAAAGGACCTTCTCGGCCTCAGGTTTATACCAAAAGCCGAACATCATGTTTTTGACACGCTGGTCCACGCATCCCATGATCTCCGTAAACATGAAGTAATCGCACAAATAAGGGACGTCGAAATAATTTGCCAGTTCGGATTTGAACTTGGCACCGTCATCCGCTGTGGACTTCACCCATTGGACTAGAGGCTTCAGGTATTTGGGCTTCAACGTGCCGGCTTCATATTCCGCATTTATGTCGTCATCATCGGGGAAACGCGCCTCAAAGACTTTCAACCAGGCAGGGGCACCATCCTCCACCCTGTCAAAATCATCATCGAGGAACATGCCCATCGGGTAATCGTTATTCAGGAACTCCCAACATTCGGTCGGGTTCTTGCCTTCGAACTTTTCCGTTATCCAGTCCTGATCGTGGTAACCGGGAATATCCAGAAATCCGAACACCACCTCCGTTGACTTGTCATTGTTGAAGTTGAACTTCCCGGCGAACACGGGCGTGTCGTTCACCGTCTCACGATAAAAGATAAGGCACGGTTTGCCATCAACGGTCGTACGCACCTCATACGGGTATTTCTCCTTGTCCACGTAGCGTTGTGCGGGGGTAAGTTCGTCGGCTGCCGTCAATACATTCTGCACAAGGCGCGCCATACCCGTATTGTGGCTGCTGGAGGACTCGGCGAAGTCGGCTTTGAAACAGAAACAATCCACCGGTGCGGAATTGTCACGCATGGAATATTTCACGCTCTCCTGCAAAGTCCCTCCAACGCCCTGCTCATTGCAACCAAGGTATAACTCCCCGGCAACCTTGTTCGAATTCTTGAAATAAAGACGGTAGTTCTTCCTGGGATAAGCCAAAGAGGATGTCCCTTGCAAGCTGATACAGCCCCCCACGCAGCGGAAGTTCTTTTCGGGAGAGGAACGGTCTATGTACAGGGATTCGTCTATGTCGAACTTCGTCTTCTTGTTGTTAGTCACCGCGGCCTGAACCAGTGTGGCAACACCATTGGCCTGCTTGCCTGTCACGATCAGGTAAGGAAGGTCGGAAGGCATGGAATCGACGGAAATCATCCCGTTGTCGTCAAGGATGTTATTGGCATTGTACTTTTCGAGGAGCTCGTCACTGCCGGGCAGGTCAAGCATGAAGCAGTCGAGCATCTGCGCGTCGGTCAACTCGGCTGAATAAGCGCGCATCGAATACACGTCAAGCGTGCAGCCGTTATTGCCGATTTCTATGTATTGAGGATCTTCCTGATAGATGCTGTCGGATGTCCCGCGTTGCACGCTGCCGGACATGATACCGTCGACATACAGGTACAGCATGCTGTCATTCAATATGCCGTCCTCCGAGCTTTGGCTGTTCTTCGGGGGAAAGGCCACAAAGCCGATCGTATAGGTCTCCCCTGCAGCGAACTGGGTAGCGACGGTACTGTTTCCACGGCTGACCATGCGGGCCTCCTGCGTCGTGATCACGAAGCCGGTTCCCTTGCCATCCATGCAACGAACGATCTCGACACCCTCTTCCATGACATCTGACACTTTGAAACGGATCATGAAGGCAAAGGCGTTAGTAGCGTTTTGTTCAGGGGCAGACAACGGACAAAACCGGACTGTCGCACGGGCATTGTCCGTCAAACGAAGCGCACCGTTCAACCAGCCGTCACCTCCGAATTTGAAACCGGAAAGCTGCGTTTCGATCCCGTTATAACTCCATTCCTCACGGTTGGTATCGCTATTGCTACGGCCCGTCGCCGACAGCTTCAACTGCAGGTTGTCAAGAGGCTCGGAGATGTTCAATTCGGAGGCAGAAACTTTAACTTCGTACTCATAGGCAGAAGTGCCGCATGCCAAACGTCCCTTTATTCCGCTCGCAGTCGTCGTGCGCAAAGAAAGTTCTGTCCGCTGGAAAGGAACGTTGGCCGAACTGACAAGCTTGTCCCCTTCGTAAACGTCCACCTTAGTCGGGGTTTCACGAGGATTATAGACGGCGTAAACAAGCGTATAACTGTCATACTGTTTAACCGGGACATAGGGACGGCTGCCGGATTCTATGACCGTACCGTCGCCGAAATCGAAACGGCTGGCAAAGATCGGGGTGTCATTTCCGGGTTCACGGACCGCTATATCGAAATAGATCGAGTTGCTTTTTATGGATTTCCCTCCATGTTCAAGTTCCGCCACCAACTGGACCGAATGGGAACCGTGCGGCAGGCCGGACGTATTTACGGACAGTGTACCGTTGGCACTGCTGGTGTTGATCGTACGGTCCTCCACATCCACACCGTCAACATACATGCGCAACGTTTTCATGCCGCTACCTGAAAGGCCGAACGGGATACCGACCATATCCCCACGACCAATTACAGATGCGATGTTGAACGAACTGGTCAACTTCAAATCCACGCAGGTCACGGACCAGGCAATCTGCGACACCTGCTGTTCCGCTCCTTCGCCGACGGTAACACGGACACGGACCGTATTTGTTCCGGTACCAAGGTAATTCGTGACATCGAGAGTCGTCGTGCTGCCGGCAGCCAAGGTCTGGTTCAAGGTGTAGGAAGTCGCCCCGCGGCTGATCGTGATTGCGGCCTGGCCGGGATTGCCCGTCGTTGAACCGGAAGCCGTATCGACCTGGTCATAGGTAAATTGCAGTTTGACCTCGTCACCGGTCTTTACAGTAGGATTGTCTGTGATGCGTGTCAATACGACTTTCGTGGCCGAAACCGATCCGCCTCCGCCACCCGTAAACTGTTCGGTCGTCGTTATCACCTCACCGTTCTTATCCAGCAGGGAAAGGGAATAGGCGACATCGTCACCTTCACCTATCGTATTGAGTACGATATCCGCCGCGTAATTCAAACCCTTTATTTCTGCGGCCACAGCTCCGGAACTGACGGGGTTCGTCGATCCTTCCGTGACGGTTTCTTCGACTTCGGGAATAGGGATATCCACGCCTCCGGCTCCATCCGGGAAGATTTCTTCATGGGAAGCTCCCCGGACCAACCTAACTTTCCTTATCCCTCCGTATAAAGTCCAGTACTCGGGATTTGTAAACTGATCCGCTGAACCGGTAAAACGGTACTCTTCCCATTTTCCGGCTGATTTCTCAAAGGTGATGATCATGCCGCTTTTCTTCCCGTCTTCAATATCCGCGTCCATCAATGCTGCTACGGCAGTTTCTTTGGTATGGTAACCTTCTTTGGGATGTAGTTCCGTCACGTTGTAAAAACCACTGCCTGTCCCTCCGCTGCCGGAATCGAAAGGCGTCCAGTTTGTCTTGTCCTCGAAGCCGGAAAGCGTCGTCCCGGTATATTGGTACGCTTCCCACTCGCCTTCCGATGCGGCGAATGTCAGCACCAGCCCTGCGTATTTCAAACCTGTTCCGGCAACTGCCCGGATAGCGGTCTCCAATGTATAGAAACCTGTTTCAAGAGGAATCTCCTTGGTGACGTTTATAAGATAGCCGCCGTTTCCAGGTTCTCCACGATCACCTTTCAATGAGGCAAGCCATTCTTCCTTGCTACCCTCAAAGCCTTGTTTAACGGCTTCCTGGTAGGCAGAATCGCCGGTATCTCCCTTTGCGCCTTTCAGTGAAGCGATCCATTCCTCTTTTGTCCCATCAAAACCCTGTTTGACCGCCTCGTCATACGCGGAATCTCCGGTCTCACCTTTTAACGAAGCCAGCCATTCCTCTTCGCTGCCCTCGAAGCCTTGCCCTACCGCTTCCTGATAGGCTGAATCACCAGTGTCGCCCTTTGCGCCCTGCAATTCCCCGTTATTCTTCCATTCCGCTTTAAGGCCGTCCCAGATGTACACGTCATAGGGCAGTTCTGTCCCGACAGAATAGGCATCGCCCGGACGGGGATCGGTAACGCCTGCTGCCAATTCTTCCACGCTGTCAAAATGGGCAAGGATCAGCAAACCGTCACCGGCATCCCCTTTCAATGAGGCAAGCCATTCTTCTTCGCTACCCTCAAAGCCTTGTTTAACGGCTTCCTGGTAAGCGGAATCGCCAGTATCGCCCTTTGCTCCTTTCAGTGAAGCAATCCATTCTTCCTTGCTTCCTTCAAACCCTTGCCTTACGGCCTCCTGGTAGGCAGAATCACCGGTATCGCCTTTGTCTCCCTTTTCACCTCTGAGCGGACCCATGTTTATCCAGACACCGTTCAATGTGTCCCAAACATACACGTCATAGGGTTGTTCTTCTCCAACGAAATAGGCTTCGCCCTGTTCCGGCTCCGGGACTGCTTCCTGCAAGGCTTCGATAGAAGGGAACAAGGCACGGACTACGAAACCTTCCCCTTTGTCCCCCTTGTCGCCTTTTCGGGATAGGAGCATCGTGTATTCACCCTCTCCAGTCGGAGGTATGCCCGAAAAACCTTTCAATGCCAGATAGGAACTACCCTCATGGCTTATCACGTCAAGACGATCGTAAGAAGTCCCCTCGCTATACTCCCCTTTGGGAGTCAATGATACTTTCCCTAATCTTGTTGTTCTCTGTGTCATATTCTTATACTGTTACTGTTAATACTCCATCTTCGTCAATCTTAAAGCCGGGACCGCTGTAATCATCATCCGAAAACATGTTCAGATAACCGGTTGCAGGATCGACATCGAACGAGGCCACGCTTATCACCGAATTGGCAGGCTCATTCGTATTCTCATATTCGCCGGTCGTTTCATTCCAGCGGTACCAGTAACCGTCTACTATCTTATCGCGATGGTCAGACAAAGAATTTAAACGGCCTATCGTAGCTTCTACGTTTTCCTCTCTTTCGCTTTCAGCTTCACGTCGTGCCTGTTCAGCATTTTCACGCACTTGTTCTGCCGCTTGCCATCTAGAATAGTCATTAATACGCTGTTCCTCGTTTTCTTCGACAGTGGCTTCCAATTGACGGAGGTCCGTTTTTAGAATACCGGCTTCCTCTGTGATAGCATCCATCTTTTTTCGAACATCCTTAGCTGCATCGGTGGCAGGCTTCATTAATTCAGCTTTGTCGGCTTCCGTCAAGTCCGAGAAATGGAGTTTCAGCAATTCTTTTTCCGATAGCGTCAAATCAGAGAATTTCATTTTCAACTCTTCACGATCGAAGATCGAACGATAAGCGGAATCCGGTTCATCCTCGTACTTTAACTGCAAAGTTCCAGCAAGTTTTCGGAACACGGGTTTTTCCCCTCTCGGACCGCGTATCTTCTCCAATTCCAAAAGGTTCTGCCAAGATCCGCCAACACCTTGTTTCCACAAAATATGCGTAGTATTTACCCCCAAGAATACATTCTCTCCCGGATCACCCTGTTTACCTTTCATGGCGGAAGGCAGGGCGCGTTTGGGTTTACCGCCCTGGATGATAAGAATCATATCGCTATCGGTGATCGTTCCGGCTGCCGGAAGCAAATTCGCCCTGATTATATCAAATTCTTGTGCCATATCAATTGAATACTATTATTCGACCTTGTTCATCTGCTAACAATCCCAAATCGGGATCTTTCAAGACACGGTATCTGACCTCACCACCGGCATCCACCCAACTCACGACAGGAGCGACAAAGGTTATCGTGAACCTCGCCGACACCCCGTTTTCCTGCCAGGTTTCAACGGTAAACGACGGGCAATCCGCATAATACACTTGGATGATTCCACCTATTGATTTAATATATAATTCCTGGTTTCCGACCCCGGCAATCTGGGTAAAAAAGGCACGATAATTGTTCAAAAACTCAGAAACACTTCTAGCAACCATCCAAAGGGATAGTTTAATTTCACGGTGCTGCGTCTTAACGGTTGTCATATCCACCGTTCGACCATCCGTGAACGGTGTTTTGACGGCTGGATATTTCAGTATATCGTCCAGATCATCATCCGAACCTATACCAAAGTCTGCAAAATCTATCCCATTGATTGCATATTGCCCGCGCAAATTGATACCACCGGATGGCGTAGCCGGATATATGGCATGGTTGTCTTCCACAAAAGATAACTCAAATCGGGAGATATTCCGCCCGATGTTAAAAGGAACTGGCTGCTCATACGACGAACCGGCCGAAAAGCGATAACGGGTCGTGATACCGGGAATAAGGTCAAATTCGCGATATAACGGGGCGGACAAATCCGTAATGAATTTGCGGTAACGCAACCAGAATTGTTCAACTGTATCAGCCTCCATCAGAAAGGATAGTTTTACAGTTTTCTGCTCAAACTCCACTACCGACAAATCCGGATCGATCCCGTCGGCTTCCGCCCAGTTGTTATACTTGACCGCCTTGCGTTTGGGATATTTCAACAACGTATCAAACGAGCCTTCCAAAATAGTACACCCCCACTCTGTGTACATATTTTTACTATCAATCATCATCATAACACACGTGCCGTTTTATCTTTGGTTATCCTAACTTTTCCACCGGAATTCTTTACGAATACCACGGCATAATTACCCGCATGGATCTCAGCTTCCGCCCCATGCATTAGGATCACGTTATAGCGGCCAATCGTATCAAAATGAAGGATTGCCTTGGAACCTGCCAGGAATACCTTCACCGGATTCGTCAGCTCCACATCCGTATCGATATAGATTCCCATGCTTTCGGCCTTCTTGCCCCGGAACTCCCGTAATTGTTCCATAGACGGGAAATTATTCTTCGTGCAGAACTCCGTACCCTGCGGCGTCAGCAGAAGGCGCATAAGCTCTTCTTTATTTTCCGTACCATGCAACAACCTACAGGCACCTAACCGGTTTGCGATCTCAAAAAACTCTTTGTCCATCATGTTACATTTTTACTTTTACGTTAATAGTACCTTCCAGGGCATCAACCGTGCCTCTAGTGTTTTCCGATATCTTACCGGCAACCTCTTTGATCTCTCTCGTATTCTCAGCAATCCGGTCGGTATTCTTTTCCACCTTGTCTGATAATTCGCGAATGGCCTTCACTTCTTCCCAGCCTTTGGACTGCATTTCATAGATCAGCCTCATTTGTTCACGGATCGGTTGCATACCGCCACGGATGTCTTCCAGCAGGACACGGACGGCCCCGGTCTGTCCTGCCAACAGGTCGATGCTTTCCTGGGAGGCTTTGGCATACGCGCCTTTCAGGGAATTTTCAGAGACTTCTTCTTTCTCCGGCTCTTCCACCTTATCTTTCATCAGGCTATCAGCCCAACCGAACTGCCTGTCAATCTCCTTTTGCAGTTCTTCCGCCATGTTATAGATATAATCCTGTTCCCAGCCGGAAAGAACATTGTCGGCATAGAACTCCTTCAGTTTGTCACGAATCTTCTTCATCGCGCCGGAAGAATCCGTGGCTGCCTTGATGGATTCTGTGACCATCTGGCGCATCATCTTTTTGACAGTATCCTTTGCCGATTCTGCCCGGTCTTCACCGGCAGCCCACGCCTCGGCTTGTGCGCTTGCGAAATTGTCAATGGCGGATTTCAAGTCTTCCCCGAAGATGGCATCTTTGGCCTTCTCCTTGTTTTCTGCTATGGCTTCATTAATCTCGTCAATCTGGTTTTGCCATTCTTTTATCCTATCCTTATCGGTTTTCTTTTTATCCTGTTCTTCACGGATTTGTTGCTGGATTAAAACTTTCTGTTGTTCCAAAAGTGTGTTCTGCTGATCGATCAATTGGGAAGCATCATTCGAATAAGCCTTCTGAATGGATTTATCCAGTTTTTCATATGATTTATCCAATGTGGCGATCTGATCCTGTAACCGCTGGATACGTTTCTCATTCTTCTTGTCATGGATTTTGGCGATGGCACCGGCCAAAGATGTAACGACGCCAATGGCAGCACCGGCAGACGCACCGAGTGGACTGAACATGGAACCGGCTTTCGCACCGTTCATTGCAGAACTTACAGTGTCCATAGCCACACTGAAACCTTCAGCTATCCCACCGAATACACCACCAAACGAATCTCCGAGCTTCGAAAACGTGTCAGAGAGGAACTGTCCGGTCTGCATAATTTCACTCATACCCTCTTCTATTTCTGCCAAACCTTCTTTTAACTTCCTGGCATCACTTTCAGAGGTAAAGACTTTTTTTAGGCCATTTGAAACTTTATTAAAAGAGGTTTCCATTTGGTCGGCTTCACGGCGGACATTGGCTATTTCATCCTTGATGGCCTTCAACTGATCCGGTGACTTGCGAAGCATATCAAACTGTTCTTTGGTAATACCGAATGAATTATCAGATGAATATTCCCCTCTTTCAAGAAAAGACAAGAATTTTTCCGCTTCATCCGCAATGGCACGAATAGAGGTGATATTCTTTTTACTCATATCATCAAACAACCGGGTGATAATGGAGGTGCTCTTTTGGGCTTCATTATCCACGTCCGCCAGCTCTTTCTTCATACCTTCTGCAAGGGAAAGCCGTTCACCTTCCGTTGTGGCCTTTGCTATCTTCTCATTATAAAGTTCCGTGATAGCCTGACGCTTTTCCAAATATGAACCATATTCTTTCAGGTATTCGTTCATGGCGCGTTCTTCTGCTTCAATCTGCTCATGGATAACATCAGATGTCGCATTTCCTAATTTGGCCCCAGCATTGACTTTTGCCATTCGGATCTCAATCGTCTGCTCCTTGGTCAACTTTCCGCCTTGTGCCTCTCTCCATTCTTTTTCTCTTGCACGGATAGTATCCAACTCCCTGTCATAATCAAGATTCAACTGGGCGATCTTTTTGTCGGAACCTTCTTTCATCAGGTCAATTTCGGATTGCTGGTTTTGACGACGAAGGGATAAAAGTTCCTTTTGAAGTTTTTTCTGTTTCTCAAGTTCTTTCTGATCTACAGGTTTTGCAAACTTCGTCTCTTCTTGTTCTGATTGGCTATTTACCAAAGCCTCTGCTTTTGTACGATCTTTTAATCCTTGTACAACAATCTCTACTGCTTTCTCATGTTCTATCTTTAGCTGCTCATTCCGTTTTCGCAACCGACGTAATTCAAGTGCTTCCGGGAAGCTAGTGTCAATCCAACTTTTTTTATCTAGTTGAGAAATCCGTTTACTATTTTTAGCCATCTCTTCTTCAATGGAATTCACAGTTGCACGTTGTTGTGCCATAGTACGATCATCTATCGACTTGGACAACATCTTGTTGACTTCAACCATATCCATTAAAAGGAATTTCTGTAGAGATAGATTCTTTAATTCATTTGGATAAAGCTCCTGTAACTTTTTATAGGCTTCTACCTTTTGTAGAGTGGATTTATTTTCATCTTGCAAAATACCTAACATTTCTTCCGTCTGACTTTTCATGTCATCAGACCACTCTCTCATTTCTGCAACTCTCTTATTATGTGCATCCAATGCTTTTTCCGAAGCTGTCGCCTGTGTAGCAAGTTTGAATATTGCATATCCTAGCGCAGTGGCACCTGCGACAGCTAATACATACGGATTTGTAAGAGCTGCTTTTCCTGCCGCCAACATCGCAACAGCCTGTTTTTTCAAAGCACCAGTAAGCAGTGCTGTGGCCGTCGTGTGTTGAATCGTTGCCAATCTGCTAAGGGCAGATGTTTTTATATATGATTGCTGAGCTACCTGAACTAATAAAATCGCTGTTTTATAAGACAAAAAAGCTCCTGCTGCGTTCTTTACTAACGATTCAAGATTTGAGATTGTCCCCTCTATATCGTTATTCTCAAAAGCTTCATTAAACGCTTTAGCTATATCAGAAACCTCTTTTAATATTTCTTCCCCTAGAGGACGCAAATAAGCTTGTATATTATTCGCTAGCAATGTGAGCTGATTTTCTGCCGTATCTTTCATTTTTTGAAAGGCTTCTTCTGAAGCTCCGACAGCATTATTCATTTCTTTAAGATGATCCGCTGCGTCCTGAGCATTGATACCGGTCAAACCAAGAACACCATTTACGGCTTCCACTTCGGGTACGAGCTCTCGCAATTTAGACTCGGAACCTCCAGCTTTTGCTGCCACTTCCGCCAATGCCTCCTGAAATGTACGGGTATTAAAAGCACCATCACCAAGAACCTTCGATGTTGCAATAATCGATGCGCGTATTTGTGTCATAGCCTGTGCTGTCGGAGTTCCGGATTTAGTCAAGGTAGCAACAGCCGCCAGCACCTGGTCCATTTCAACCCCATAGGCTGCCGCGATTGGTGCAACCTGAGCAATAGATTGTCCAAGTTCTCCGAAAGTAGTCTTACCAAGTTTAGCAGTAGTGAAAAGTTGATCTGAAACTTTTTCGGCTTCATCGGCGCTCATTTTGTAAGCATTCAAGAGCGTAGTAATAGCATCGGCTGCAGTCGCCGTATCTGTCATACCACCAATAGCAGACTTGGCTGATACTTCAAGTACCTTCATTCCATCTGCTCCATCGTGGCCGGCAGAAACAATACCATATAAGGCCTTAGCAGCATCCGGAGCCTTAATCGGAATTTCTTGAGTAATAGCCATGACCTGATTCATGAAACCGGTCATATCATCTGTTACTTGAGTGGAAATAGTGGCAACCTCAAGCATGTTCTTCCGGAACTCCTTTTCAAAGTCATATGAGCTTTTAGCAGCCTTAGCGAAGGCCGTTGCCGCACTGATACCGATACCACTGAATATATCAAAAGAGGTCACCTCGCTTGCCAGAGTCTTGATAATTCCCATAGCCTCGCGTTTCCCTTCGTATAAACCGGAGTTGTCGATACCAGTAGCCATGTACAGACTGCCCTCTCTATTTCTAATTCCCATAATGCGTTTATGGTAAAATATAGATTATCTTCTTTATGTACCCCCTCTCTTTAAAATTCACTTATAAGTTATTTTATTGATATTTTTCTTTGTCTTATCACTTTTTCTTTGTTCTTTTGCGAAAAAGAATAATTCATCGTGGAATTTGAGATTGTCAAAATAAAGCAACTGTCAGGAAAGAAAACTCAGATATACTCTGTTATTCTCGGTCAAGAAAATAAGAGTGTTTTTGAACATTTTCTTCAGAACAACTATTCTGAATACCCTACCGAAATAGAAGATATCGTATCTAAGTTGAAGATTATGGCTACAAAAACAGGGG